ATGGCCATCGACACCTACACCGAGTTGTTGGTCATGCCACTGATCGACAACGCCGCTGGCGTCGCCGCCACCGGGACCATTATCTTCACAGGTCCTGCTACAGCCTCCGGCACTATTGAACTGATGATTGCCGGCCGCCGTGTCTCGGTAAGTGTTATCAGCGCAGATACCCCAACCGCCATCGGCGCCGCCGCTGCTGCCGCAATAAATGCCGCAGCTGATATGCCGGTCACCGCCGCCGCCGTAACGGGCACTGTCACGCTGACCAGCCGCCACAAAGGTGAGGTGGGTAACAGCCTGGATGCCCGGGTGAATTATTACGCGGGGCAGACACTGCCCGCTGGAGTGGGTGTCTCCTTCACTGCGTTTACCAATGGCGCTGGCAACCCTGCTCTGGGTCCTGCGCTTGCCGCGCTTGGTGATGAGTGGCTGCACACCTGGGCCGTGCCGTACTCCGACGCCGCGAGCCTGGCCAGCATCAAAACCGAGATGGCCAGTCGATTCGCCTGGAATCGCGAGATCGAAGCGCATGCGTTCGCCGCCGCGCGGGGCACACAAGGAGCGCTCGGCGCAATCGGCGACAGCCACAATAGCCAACACCTGACCATCATCATGGCCAACGATGAGCCGATGCCAGCTTACGAAAAAGCGGCTGAAACGATGGCCATTGCAGCCTATTACGCGGCTATCGATCCGGCTCGCCCGATCCAGAATCTGGCTTATGCCTGGTGTTTGCCGCCGGCGGCTGCCGATCGCTTCACCAACGAAGAGCGCAACTTGCTGCTGTTCGACGGCATCGCCACCAGCAAGGTCGCCAACGACGGCACCATGCTGGTCGAACGCCTGATTACCACCTACAAAACTAACGCCGCTGGCGCGTCCGACATCAGCTATTTGGACAGCGAAACGCTGTTCACCCTGATGTTCATCCGCCACGACTGGCGCGATTACATCCTGCGCAAATACCCGCGTCACAAGCTGGCCGACAACGGCACCCGCTACGGCATCGGCCAAGCGGTCGTCACCCCGAACGTGATGAAAGCGGAAGCCATCGCCAAGTTCCGCGAGTGGGAGGAACTGGGGCTGGTCGAGAACATCGACGACTTCAAGGCCAACCTCATCGCCGAGCGCAATGCCAGCGACCCGAACCGGCTCGATGTGCTGCTGCCGCCGGACCTGGTGAACCAACTGCGCATCGTCGCCAACAAAATTCAGTTCCGCCTGTAAGGCGGGCTTCAGGAGAACCATCAAATGGCTGGAAAACGCGTTGGCGGCATCATCAGCTTGAAGATCGACGGCGATATGTACTTCGCCAAGGGCGACTTCACCTACAACCTCGGCTTGCCGAAGAAGGAAGGTGTCGTTGGTTCCGATCGGGTCCACGGCTACAAAGAAGTGCCGCAGATCCCGTTCATCGAGGGCGAGATCACCGACCGGCAGGAGATGAGCCTTGAGGCGCTGATGAGCATCAAGGATTCCACCATCACCCTGGAACTGGCGAATAGCAAAGTCATCGTGTTGCGCGAGGCGTGGAACGCGGCCGAGGGCACTGGTAACACGGGCGAAGGCAACGTCGGCGTTCGCTTCGAAGGCATGTCGGCCGAGGAGGTCAAGTAATGGCAAAGGAAAAAGTGATCACGCTCAAGGAGCCGGTTCAGTTCGGCAGTGATTTGGTTGCCGAAGTAACCATCACCAGAAAGCTGAAGTTCCTGCGCGGCTATTCATTGCGTGTGGCATCGGATGGCAAAGGCAACGGATCACTGGACCTGGACTTCTCCACGCTCATCGACCTCAGCGCCAAGCTCATCGGCCGTGCGCCTGCATTCATTGATGAGATGGGGGAAGAGGATCAGGGGGTGCTGATACAGGAAGCCCGTGATTTTTTGTTACAGCACCTGACGGATGGGAAGCCGGCATAACGGTCGTCACCAAGGTCATGGGTGTTCAGCCGTCCGAAGTCATGGACATGGACTTCGAGGATTTGAATTGGTGGCTTGAGCGGGCAGAGGAGTGGGTCTCATGGCAGAAAAAGGATACAACCTAAACGTCATCATCAAGGCCATAGACCGTGTAACTGCTCCGCTTCGCGGCATCATGGGCAAGGTTCAGTCGGCCAGCGCGGGTATCAGCAAAGCATTTGATCGGGCTGGGCTGCCGATCTTCACGCAAAGTCTCAAGAACGTTGGCGGTGCCATTGGCGGCGTCGGCAGTGCGGTCGGTGAAAGTCGCGACAAGTTGCTGGGGTTGGGGGCCGCACTGGGGATAACCAGTGCGGCGATCGGCGTGTTTATCAACGGATACGCCGATGCGACCGGTGCGATTGGAGACACTGCCGAGCGTACCGGCATCAGCCGCGAGCGGTTTCAGGAGCTGGGCTTTGCCGCCAAGCTCACCGGGTCTTCATCCGAAGTTCTGGCGGGTGCGCTGCAAAAGATGAACCTCAATGTTGGCGCCGCTACCAAGGGTTCGAAAGAGCTCAAGGAGATGTTTGCCGGCTTGGGCATCAATATCCGGGATGCGGGCGGCAAGCTGAAAAGTACGGATGCGCTGTTCGACACGTTCGTTGATCGCATCTCAAAAATTAAGGATCCGTCGCTTCAGGCCCAGGCTGCTGTAAAGGTCTTCGGCAAGAGCGCGACGGAACTCCTGCCGTTGCTCAAGGGTGGCAAGGCCGGCATTCAAGAGATGGCTGATGAGGCCAGGCGCTTGGGCGTCGTTATTTCCGATGATGCTGTGCGTGACGGCGAGGCCTTCGGCGACATTCTGGATACGCTCAAGTCTGCCCTTGGCGGCGTAGGCAACATTATCGGTGCCGCCCTGGTACCAGAACTGAGCAGGATGTCCACCTTACTGACCGAGACCATCGTCAAGTTCCGGCCTCAGATCGAAGCCTTTGCAACGAGTTTCGCCAAAAACCTTCCCGGCAACATCGAGAAGGTAACCGGGTTCCTGGGAGACTTATACAACGGGATTCAACCCGTGATACACGCCGTTGGCTGGTTGTCCGACACATTCGGCGGTGCCAATGTCGTGCTCGCCGCAGTGGGCGCGTACATCGGCACAGGTCTTGTAGTGAGCCTTTTCAATCTCGCTCTGGCCTTCAAGGGGGTGGGCGTGGCCATCGCAACGACGCCAGTGGGCTGGTTCCTGGCGGCCATCGCCGCGATTGCTGCAGCGGTCTACATCATCTACGACAGTTGGGACGAGATCGGTACTTGGTTCACAGACAAGTGGGACGCCGTCAAGGCCGCCTTCACGGACGGTATTGTGAACGGCATGGTGAAAACCTGGCTCGAGTTCAACCCGGTCACACTGATGCTGGATGCTTTCAATGGTCTGGTGAAGTACCTGACGGGCTGGGATCTGGGTGCGATTTTGAGCACCAAAATGAAGGAAGCCGTCAGCTCCATGAAGGCAGCGCTTCCGGATTGGGCGGCGAAGATGCTCGGCATCGAGATCTCGGCTTCGGATACGGCTGCGGACCCGACCCAGGCCTCGGCCGATGGCGGTGACTCCGGATCGTCGCAAATGCTGCCTGAGTCCGAACAAGAGAGTCCGAGCAGGCCCCCACGCAACCCGCCACCATTCGAACTCGATGTTCCGCCGCTCGCATCTGCTGCTAGCGATATCGGTCGGCGTGCCGCGCGAATTGGTGGCGAGGCAGCACGGGCTGTACCCGTAGATCCTCAAAAAGTCCTGGTAAGCGTCGACTTCAGCAACATTCCCCAAGGTACCAAGGTGAAAACCGAAGGAAGCCCAGGTGCGCAGTTCGACACGAACCTTGGCTTCTCTATGGCTTCGCCGACATAACCGGAGCTCCTCATGGGCTGGAGAGACAACTACCGCGCCGCGAGCTTTCGCGGCGTTTCCTTTTATGTGGAGTCCGCTGAAAGCAGTCATGGTCGCCGCCAAGCGGTACACGAACATGCGCAACGCGATGTCCCTTACACCGAGGATCTCGGCCGCAAGGCGCGGGAGTTCTCGGTAACTGGGTATGTGATCGGCGAGGAGTATCAAGCCCAGCGCGATGAGCTGATCAAGGCCTGTGAGCAAGCAGGCCCAGGCGTGCTGGTTCACCCGTATCGCGGCGAGCTGACTGTGGTTTGTCGAGGCCTCGGTCTCAACGAAAGTAGCAGCGCCGGCGGCATGTGCATGGTGACGCTGACCTTCATCGAGGCGGGCGAGGCTTCCTATCCCTCAGCCAAACTCGACACCATCAATGCGATCAGCGCAAAGGGGAATGCGGTCACAGGCGCAGCAGAGGGAAGCTTTATTTCGAACTTCCTGACCAAAGGGTTCCCCGCGTTTGTTGCTGAGGCCGCGGCGAGCAACCTTGCCGAACTGGGTGAGTTCTTGAGTGCGCCAGGATTCAACCTGACGGGGGACCTTCAGGCCGCGTCGGACTTTTACCTGCAGGCCCGGGGGATAGCTGCCGACGCTTACAGCCTGGTCCAGCAACCCGCGCAGATGGTCAGTCGAATAGTCGGTGTTATCGGGTCGATCCGCTCGGCCTTTGGTGGGAATGCCTTCGGCGTGTTGACCAGCTTGTTTGATCGATCGCCATCCAGCTACACCAGCAGCACCGCAACTGCGAGTCGAAAGCAGCAGGCTTCCAACTTCTTGGCGCTGAATTCGTTGGTGCGCCAGGTCGCGATTGCGGAGGCGGCGAAGGCCGCTGTGGTGACGCAGACTCCCGTGATTTCAACCAGTTTCAGCTCTTCGGGATCTGCGGGGGCGGTGAGT